GCATCTATACACTCAATACCTGATTCATTGTAGTGTTTAGGACTATTGACCATGTCCTCTTCATCTTGTCTCTTCTTCATGTATGCCATGTGTTTCATTACACTATCTCCTTTGGTAAGTTTCTTATTGGACTTCCACCATCCCCATTCCAATTTGCTACGACTTCTCTAAAAGCACCCCCAAGACTACCACAAGAATACTCTTTTTTATTATAACTTCTCATGCTAATTACCTCTTCAAGAAAAGCATCTAAGCTATTGTCTAACTGTTCTTCCATTACACTCTCTCCTCTGTTTCATTATACATTTTACTCCAAGCATCATCATACTGTTCTATTATGTTGATACCCTTTAGTATATGAGCAATCACATCAACTGTCCACCCATTACCAATCATCTTGTATCGCTGACTATTAGACACATGATTGGTGTAGTTGTCAGGCATAGTCTGCAATCTCTCACACTCTAATGGTGTTAGTTTTCTCCACATATCTTTACTGACTAACACATTATCTTTCTGCACAGTAGTTAGACAATTAGACTTCTCATCTGCTCTAACTTCTAACTGTCTAGTGAATGGTAAATCTAATTGCTCATCTTTTCTAGTACCATTCTCGTCTAGTCTTCTGTTCACTATCCTACCTACTGCAACTTTAGGCTCTCTATGACCACCTTGCATGGTGGTTAAGGTAGGAGACTTGCCCTCTTGAGCATATACACGTTTGATACTGTCATGCCCTCTTAAATCAGCAGTACCTACTCTAATTAATCCATCCTTAGATACTGTTGGATTATCTTTGAGTACCATAGTACGTTGCTTACGTTCAATACTATTCCACCATACTGCACCATTATATCTAGCAGTAAGGCAATGTGACTTGCCATCTACATTAGTCATCTCATCTGTAGCATAGCCATCTTCTAGTATGTCTTGCATAACTATACCTAAATCTTTCATAGGTTCTATAGTTATCTGCTCATACTTACCATTGACTAATACACCAAACCAATACAACCTATATCTATTTTGTGCTGATAGCTCACTAGAGTTTAAGGCTTGACATTCAAATCCCATATACTCAGAGATAACATCTTGAGATTGCTTAGACATTCTAACATTCTCTAACAGTATATACTTAGGCTTTAGTTCATCTCTCAGTCTAATAAACTCAAAGAATAGTTTTGACCTACTGTCCTCAAAATTCAACTGTTTTCCTGCAAATGAAAATCCTTGACAAGGCGAGCCACCCATTAAGATATCAACATCATCATTGAAACTACTTGCATCAACTTCAGTAACATCTCCTATAGGTATTGCATTAGGAAAGTTTGCTTGCATAACTATGTTAGCATACTTATCTATCTCAGAATAATAACATTTAGTTATTGGTAACTTTGCTTTGATTGCACTTAACATTGCAACACCACATCCATTAAATACACTTGCCATAATCATGTAACTATCTCCATTTTATTTGTTCCCCATTGCATACAACCTACATACTCTATATTGTAACCCATGCCTTGAGGTAGATAATTAGTTATACTAGTACTAATACTATTGTCAATATCTTTTTTGTTAACATCATAATGCTCTCTACATTCTATGCCTGTTTTAAATGGCATACGTTCTGCTATAGACTGATGCAATTTCCTATCGTCAGTTAAGAACAACACAACTATTATCCAATCCATAATACAATCCACATTAAAGTTATCATAAAAACTGTTACTGAAAATATTATCTTAGCTAATAGATTCTCTATGTAATTATCTTGATACATTTTATTGTTAAATTTATTCATGTTACACCTCATAATGTTTGTTTAATTGTTTATATAAGTAATCTAAACTGTTCTCATTCGCTTGGTATATTATACCTATGCCACCTTTATCTATCCACTTAGCAATGTTATTAGGCTTGTCATCTATTAAGATGTTACCACCTTTAGCATACTTTTCTTTTCTACCTGTGAATATGGCATCACTTGGATTATAATTATGTTTATCTAACCAATGCCTTTTCCAAAATGCTGAGTTCTTATTATCATATCTAAGAGGAGATGAAAGTATAATCCATTCTCCTTTAGTAAGATTGCTTATATAACTAATTAACTTATCACTTGTTTTAAACTTAGGTATAGTGCCAAAGAAATCAGTTCCCTTTAACTCTAATATGGATTGGTCAATGTCTATATCTTTCCAATGTTGTACTCCATATTTTAACTCAAGTGCTTGGAAGAAATCAGCTATAACTCCATCCATGTCTACATATATTTTCATTTTAATTATCCTCTATTTCATCATCTACTACTATGTAGACATCATTATAATCAGCATCACATCCTACATTAATTATACTTATCTCGTAATGCTTACCACTAGTAGTATTGACAAATACTTTATCATTAGAGTTGAACTTAGAAAGTTGATTTATTAATTCTTTAATAGTCATTTTATATTCTCCTTTTGTTTAGTTATACAAGCAGACTATCCCATTACAATCTGCTTGTCAAGTGTTAGTTATGCAACTAATTCAAGTTTCTTAAACTCATTAGATGAAATCCATTTAGACACTTCCTGTTCTCTATTCCACATAGATAAACTTTCAGTATCATTGCCCATATTCTTTAGGTTAAAACCATTCCTTTCGTCTGCATAACTAGAGTAATTAGTAAATGCTGAGTATAAAGAGAACACGTTTGCACCTCTAGTACCTACTTCATTATAGTATAGTGTTGACATTTTCTCAGCTTTTCTATCCGATTTAACTATGTTCTTAATGATTTCTGCTACATCTACACCATCTAATTTAATGTTAGCCCATGATTGTAGCTTAAAAGATTGTGCATAAAAATCTTGTTTAGCATTTTGTAATTCATCTATGAATGTATCAATACTAAATCCACTAGTGTTTTTACGTCTAACTTTATCATATTCTCCACGAATTTGACCATTAGTGCAAAAGAAATCTATAGCACCAAAAAATACTTGATTGCTCATACTACCATCTACACCATGTAATGCTATGATACGTTCAGCTATTGTAGTTGTATGCTTATCAGTAGTTATTTTAGTTGTCACATTAGGCAAGGTTATATCAGCTATTATTACTGCATTATCTTTAGCAGTAGATATTTTAACACTAGCATTTTCTAGTTCGTAAGGTGTTCTATTCTCTTTTATTACATTCTCTACACCATCTATGAATTTTAAATGTGATGTTGTATTAAAACTTTTACCTACTATGCCAATAGGTGCATCAGTTAACGTATTGATTACATATTTTTTACTAGCTAACCTTGTATTCTCATATGCAATATCAAACTTTAAATTATCATTTAGGTTTATTAATCTTTTTGTATCTAACATTATTTTATTCTCCAATTTGTTTTATTCATTTAGTTATACAAGCAAATTACATTATTATAATCTGCTTGTAAAGTATTATTAATTAACTCTAGAAATAAACTTACCTGTTAATTTATCTCTACTCACATAAAAGTAACCTACGTTATGAGATATAGTACCTTTTTGTGCATATCTACTAGTGGTACGTCTAAACAATATATTTTTATTACCTATTGGATTTTTAATTATAGTGTTGTAGGTATTTGTTAATTTAATTTTCATTGTATTAATCCTTTCATTTTTAGTTATACAATTATTTTCTATTATTCTTTATGTCATACAACTAAATGTATGTCAAACACTTATTTTATTATTTATTTTATTATCTGTTACAAACTTTAAATTTCCACCATAAACAGATTTCATAGTTTTAAAGTTAATCAATATATTTAACTTTTGTAATTTACGTCTATCAATTTCTTTCATCTTTTTTAGTTTTAGATTGTATCTCATTTTAATAATTCCTTTTATATTGCTAATGGTGTATCATTTTTAACTTCAGTTATTGTGTATCCAATATCTTTTAAACTTCTTAACACTTCTATTGATAATGTTTTAGTTTTAGCAATATCTATGAATACATTAGATATTTTACACATAGGATATATATACTCTTTACCATATGAATGTTTTACTATTACTTTAATTTCCATTTTATCAAATCCTTTTATCTAATTATTGTTTATATAACTACATTAATTATTTATATAACTAATGTCAACTATTTATTTATTATTTATTTAACCAACTATAGTACTATCATGTTTTATTATAGTGTGACATTTATATCACACCATAATATTTATTTTACTTTTTAATGCAA